AGGACTGCGGTGGCTAGATGCAACCGATCACGGTAGCCACGACCATCGTCTCGTCGTACCGACGAATGACTTCCATCAGCTCTTCGGTCAGGCTATCGGCTAGGTCTCCAACGTATTTAGTCATGCTCACCCCCGATCCCGTGGGCGCGCTCGATGGCGCGGGCGAACAAGGCCAGCGCGTGAGTGTCGCAATGCGACCAACCATCGCCCGTAGTCAACAACCCAATCTCCTCCTCCGTCAGCGGCTGGCGCTTGGCCTTTTCCCTCCAGAAGTCTGCGTTGCCTGCATAACGCCTTGCCTCCTCTTGCCAATACGATTCCTGCCGCTCGGCCTGCTCAATGGCGAGGCGCAGGGCGGGGATAACTTTTGGGGCATAGCAGAGGTCAAACAATTGCGTGTCCCCTGTGCGGTGAATCTCCTCCATCGCCTCCAGCGCCTGCTTCATTGCGTCGATGCTCATAGCTGCCTCCCCGGTGTTCTTGCGGCGCACGGAAACGCTTGCTTGAGAACGTGCGTCACGATCATGTCGGCAGTCAGGTGACGCACTGCCGGGTTGGCCTCGAGATAGTTGCGCACCATGTCCAGCACCTGCCCGGACGTAACGCTCGGGGGCACGCACGCCGTCACGCTTTGGATTGAATCGGCCACCCCCATCACGTACCCCAGCGCACTCATTTGGAATCCGTGCGAGCCCTTCATGTCAGACAGGAGTTTGTTGCCATCGAGGAACTCAGCCTGAGCAGAGCCAGCCACAAGGGCAAGGCACAGAAGGGCGCGTTTCATTGTTCCCTCGCTTTCAGCATCGCGTCGGCCATCGTGTACGCTATCCGCGCGGCCATGTCGCAATTTATATCCTGATCCAGAGTGAACGCCTCCGCAACTGCCGCTTCAAAAAAACTCTGCATGGCCTTGGCTGCAAAGTAATCGCGCAGGGTCATGCCGCTCTTTTCTGCAACGCCCCATGGATTGGTTGAGCCATCAGGAAACGCAGGGCCTCCAGTTTCTTTGGTCATTCTGCCTCCCACTCAGCTTTTTCAGCCTCGTACCGCTGCATGAACTCGTCCCATGTAATTTTTGGAACTTCCCCTTCCCAGTTAGGTACGTACCAGTTGGCAAACACAAGCTCTACGTATCTGCTCTCCAGCCCGAATGCCTCGGCAACGGCATCCCAAACCCCAGCCGCCGCCGCTGCCACAGCCCCATCGATAACGCCGTAGGCTGGAGAGTCAATCTCAAATTCATTGTCCTTGAACATCTTGTTCCACAGGTCTGTGGCTTCATGCGCTATATCGACCCAACAACGCGGTCGGGCTTTATCGTAGTAGTCGTGGATTGCATCACACACATCCAACTCTTCGTCATCCCAGTTGCCAATGATGTACTCACGCAGCTCTTGTGCGGGCAACTCCCAGTACTTGCGTTTCATTTCACCCTCCGCATCGGCTCCCACCCTGCGTCAGGGATCTTCTCTGGGGGAGGAGGTATCATCGTTGCACTGGGCGGTGTCCATCCAAACTTGCGCCATGTGGCTTGCACATCCGCGCCTCGGGTGTAAGAGAACTTGATGTCGGTGACTCGGGTGGTCGGCTCGACTCTGGTTTGCTCGCGCTTCATACTTTGACCTCCAGCTCGTTGATCCTATCGGTCAGGATGGCGCCAAGGTCTCGCCCCTTGACGGCCACCATCTGAGCCTCCTCGCACTCGTAGACAACCTTGGCCGCATCACGCAAGCCCTTGTTATAACCACTACGGTAGGTGTCGTCACCATCCAGCAGCATCGTGATGGCATCGCGGATCATGGCCGAGGCCTTGCGCTCCTTGGCAATCTCCTTGAGCTTGTCGTGATACTCCCTCGGCAAGTACACCGAGTAGGGGACTAGTTTCTTTGCTTCCATGTATGGAACTCCACGTTGATTGCTTCCAGGCGAACCCGTGCCTCCTGGTTTGTTTTTAGTTCTGAGCGCGACCGCACACCCAGGTACTCTCTGAGCCAATCCGTAGCCTCCTGCTCAGTCGGACTCATGATCTGGTTGTCCTCATGCAGGTACTCCCAGAACACCGGATCGCGGCACAGGGCACCAGCAATCTTGGTAGACCGCTCCCCGGCAAACTCATCTTGCCGGTCCATTGGCTGCTCATGGCCATCCAGGCGCACCATCACCACTTGATAGCGCGCACCGACGTAGTCACGCAAGATCCGCTCATCCAGGTCATCGGGATGAATGTTGAGGGTCAACACATATCCCGTCTTGTCCTGCTTGAGCGCAACCTTGACGGCCTCAAAGTGAGGATGGTTAGGCATGCCTACTCCTAGAAAGGAACGTCCTCGTCATCGGCGCGCTGGCGAGGCGGCTGCTGTCGAGGCGGTGCAGAGTAACCACCCTCTTGCCGAACATAGGGAGCGGAGGCCTGAAGCGACAGGCAGTTCTTGCCGGCAATCACCTTCTCCCAGCCGGAGATCTGGATCTTGACCATGCCGCCGTCGGACTTGTCGATCATGTCCTGCAGGAAGACGCGGTCAAGGTGAACGTCGCCGCGCACGTCTGGGTGGTTGGGGGCCGTCTTGCGGTCGTTGGGCCACAGCGTGCCGGTGTTGGGTTTCGGAACAAAGTTGCTCATGCTGCCTCCTGGAATCGGCTCTTGGCCTGGGTAAACACACTCATCAGATCCTTGAAGAAGATGGCGTCCTGCGCCTTGACGGCATCGAACAGCTGCTTGTTCTTCTTGAAAATCTGCATCACATCGTCTGCGCTCTGGGCGTTGTCAAGGGCTATCTTGCAAGCCTCATCAATGACGTTGAGCCAATCGTGAATGTCGCCCTTCGGCTCCAGGCTGACGCTCAGCTGCCACGCACCTTCCTGTCCGGTGATGTTGGCCGGAGGGCGGGACGGCTTGGGCGCAGGAGCGGCCGGCTTGGCTGCGGGCTTGGGCTGCGACGGCTCGGACGCATCGATGATGTCGTGTTCCACGATCTCCATGGCCGCGAGCCACAGGTAGCGGCGCTGGTAGGACTCCACGGCACCCAGGTTCTGGATGGGGTGGGCGCCCTTGAGGTTGGCCTCAGACAGCGGGCTGGTGATGGTGATGGATTGGCCGTCTTCGGTGTCGGTGATGCACAGACGGGCGTACTCGTTGTCAAAGCTCACCACGCTAGCCAAGCCCAGGTCGTGGAAGATCTGCATGGTCTGGGGCAGGAAGTCGCCCAGCTCAAAGTACTTGTAGCCAGCGAACTTGTTCTCGCCTGACTTCTTCAGCTCCATGCCTTGCAGCTTGATGCGCGCTTGCATCAGCTTCTTGTGAACGCTCATTCGGATTCCTTCCAGTTACGGGGTTTACGCAGATAGGGTTTGCCGTTGGCCTTGTAGCCATACGGCGCTTTGCGGGGGCGGCCGCGCTTCTCGGGCTGCTCCTCCACAAACTTCTTGGCTGCCCTGTACGCCTTCTTCTCCAGCTTGTTCAGCTCCTCTTGGCTGGTGATCGGAGACTTGGCGTACTCCATGCCAAACAACTCTTGCACACCAGGCAGCAACTCTTTGAGCAGTTCAGCGCGGCCAATGGTAGGCGTGCGCGATTGCTCGACTTCAATCAGCTTTTCAAGGAAGTGCTTGGCTTTCTCCAGGTCTTCCAGGCCATTCTTGTCCTCATACCGGCTGACGTACTTGACGATGCAACCAGCCAAGTAGCCCATGTTGTTGCTGGAGATGTAGTCCCAGGGCTGGATTGCCTTGTCCTTGTAGTGGTCGCCACCGACCTGTGTTTCATTTGCCGCCATGATCATTCCTTTGTTTCTTCGATCCATCCATCTTGATAATCCCGCCATTGCTGGCAGTACGTGTTGACCGGGCAAAAGTTGGCGCAGCGCACACGCTCGCCGGGTCGGACCTCTACTTCGTAGTCCTTGCCTAGCTTCTGTACGGCTGCGTCAGCCTCTGCCTCGGTCTTATGTAGCGACTTGGCCCGCACGCCGCCCTTCTTGCGCACCGCGTAGACAGTGGGCCTCTCCCACATTTCTTCGGGCGTGCATTTGGGTAGAGCCTCGCCGGCTTCCATCGCAAACTCACAGGCCGAGTGCTTGGCAATCCGATGCAGCACGAACGACTCGCGCTGCTCCAGCGGCCACAGCTCAATCGGCAACTCTTTGATCGGCGCCTCGGGGTAGCCATCACGGGTAGCCGCATCCCGGCGGTTCCAGTCCCGGATGATGGCCACGATGCCCAGGTCACGCACGGGCACGTTCTTAGCCTTCTCCACCAGGTAGGCGTAGATGTTGAGCTGGTATTCCCACTCCACCTTGTCACTCATCACCGCCCAGGCGCTGGTGGTCTTGTAGTCCCGGATGCTGATGGTGCCATCCTCGTTCTTGATCTGCAGGTCCACGGCCCCGCTGATACGCCACCCGTCCACCTCGGTATGGATGCGCTCCTCGATGACGTGGTGGGGATCCTTGCCGTGCTCCAGCACCGCGTGGACGGCCGAACCAAAGATCGACCAGACCATGTCCGCCACGTCCTCCTCTAGCTCATCTTGGAAGCGCGCGGTTAACGCAACAATTTTGGGGCTGTTGATCAGCTGCGTCACGCTGAGGTTTGCCCTGCCCTTGCTGTAGGTCGGGCGCTTGAGGACATTGACAAATGTCTGCGGCAGGTTGTGTTTGTTGGTCAGCTTCAAGGTCACTCTCCGTTGAACATGAATTTATTCTGGAGCAATTCATGCTCCGTGTCAACAGGTTGTACCCATCTTTTTTCATCTGTTGCATTACAAGCGTAACAGGTGTTACGCTAGCGAGATGCAAAAGCCCATTCAGCTGCTTCTTCCCTGGCCTCCCAGCGTCAACCGCTATTGGATGGCGCGGGGCAACATGCGCTTCATTAGCAAGGCCGGCAGGATCTTCCGGGAGGCTGTGGCAGAGGAGTGTGCGCAGCAGGGCATAGCGAGCCTGGAAGGGCGCCTAGCGGTCCATGTAGCCCTGTTCCCGCCCGACCGTAGGGCTAGGGACATAGACAACATCCTGAAGGCTTTGCTCGACGCCTGCGAGCACGCTGGCTGCTATGAGTCAGACAACCAGATCGATGAGCTACACGTCATAAGACAGGGCATAGAAAAGGGTGGTCATTGCACCATCCTGATCTTGCCCGTAGACTCAAGGTGACTGCTCTTCGGGGCAGTTGCCATGAGATGTTACGGGGGCCTAGTGCCCCCGCTTTTTATTTCGTAAACGTCTCGCGGCGCAGCTCTTTC